CTAACAACTTCTAATGATACGAAGAATCCAAGATTTAGAGTCACTAAAGCAAGTGATAGTTCTGCTGATTCTACTTCTAATTATGACTTCGCCACTAGAAGTTTTAGGACAGATACCGGTTATAACAATGGTGCTAACGAAAATAATTCTTCCTTTAGTATTGGAAATATTGGTACAGGTACACAAGAAGTTGCTAACGGAATAATATACCTTTATCAATTCGCTGATTCAAGCCACCCTAGTTATATGAGGATCGAAGCTAATTACAGACATAGCACAAGCAGTGTATTATTCGGACAATTTGGAGGTGGAGTGCATACTGTTAATCAAGCAAACAATGGAGTACAATTTTTTGAAAATTCAGGCGACACAATTACTGGAGTTTTTACATTATATAAGGTGGTGGCTTCGTGAGTGAATTTGGCTATATACCAGAAAGCCCAGAACAGAGCTTTAGAAATAATAAAGGTATTTTTACCCTTAAAGATATTTACGATCTTACAATTGATGATAAATATACTAATCTTGGACAACTTGAATTAATTGAAACAGTTTCTTTTAGTTCTGTTTCTACAGTAAGTTTTTCAGATCTACCAATTGAGAAATACGAAGTATTTTTTCTAACTTATCATTTTCATAGTGGTAGTCACGATGTTGGTATTTTTGGAAGATTTGGACAGGGGACTTCTTATAAAGATTCTAATAATAAATACGCAAATTATCGTGGGGAAGCAGACGGAACTTTCGCAAGCTATTCATCAACTTCAATGTGGGCACACCAACACGCAAATTTAGGAACAATGGCTACCAGTCCAGACGGCTTAGGGTTTACTGGTTATGCTTATTTATATGATATGGGCGATAGTACAAAATATAGCAAAATCACAATACATAGTTCTTACACATCTCGAACTAATAATACTTCTGCTTTTAATTTTGGCGGTGGTATTTATCCGGTTGCTGAAATGCATAATAGTTATTTAATTTTTCCAAACACCGGAACTTGCTCTGGTGTAGCTTCTATGTATGGAGTAAGGTATTCATAATGACTAATTTACAGCTAGTAGAATCCTACACAATAGATAATACGCAAACTTCTGCTTGGAATTTAGGTACAACAAGTGACAAATTATTTACGACTGCTTATAGTAGGTTTTTAATTTTACTTAAAATGGATGGATCTACAACAAACTCTGAAACAATACAAATAAGATTAATTGATAGTGGGGGAAATGTAATTTCTGATAGTGAGTATGATAATGCAAGTTTCCAAATGTTCGCACACGCAACAGATGCACAAGACAGAGGACAAAACGAAAGTTCAATTCAAGATATTTTTGGAACTTACGATCAAAAGCCGGAAGGATTAGGAGCAGGTATTTATATTTATAATCCAGCTGACAGTAGTGCTTATACATTTTTACAGGGTGCGAGTGTTAGTGCTTTTAATGGTAATATTAAAACAACTAAATCAGTATCAGTACATAAAGTTGCTGAAGAAATAATTGGAATACAGTTCTTTATCACTAATACTGATTATTTCTTAAATGCAAAAGCGAGTATATACGGAGTTTTATAATGGCGGGATCTTTAGTAAAAATTAATGAAGTATCTGCAAGTGGAAGCTCTAGCGTGACATTATCTGGTATTGACACAACCTTTGATGTATATAAAGTTGTTATTTCGGATTGCATACCGGATAGTGATAGTGTGTTTATGGCGTTAAGAGTGACTGAAAGCGGAACTCCAATAACTTCTACAAATTATGATTTCGCTGGTAAATTATTACGAGCCGATACTGATACAACTAATTCTTCATCTGAAGACGAAACAAGTTTATTCTTGCAGGGTAATCTAACTGGAACAAACACAGGCGAACAAGTAAATTTAGTAAATTATATTTTTCGTGCTAGTGATTCAAATGAATTTACTTTCTTTACTATTGAAAGTGTATTCTTAGATAATTCAGGAAACCTTAACGGACTTCAAGGATCTGGACTTTACACAGTCGCAAGTACTATTGACGGCGTGCAATATTTTTTTTCAAGTGGCGACATAGCTAGCGGAACGTTCAGTTTGTATGGTTTGAAGAAGTGAGTGTAAGAAAATATTTTATGTTATAGTAAAGAAAGGAAATAAATATGGCATTGAAAACAATAGAGGAATTTAGAATTGAAGCAACTTCTGAGATAGAAGCTCGTAAGCCAATGAAAGCACAAGTAAATGATGAAACAAGAGAATTTACTGACGCTGAATACGATCAAGCTATTGAAGATCTAGCACAGACTAAATTAGATGAGCAAAATAATGGTTATGCTAGAGCTAGACAAGAAAGCTATCCGGCTCTACCAGAGCAACTTGATATGTTGTTTCACGATATGACAGCAGGTAAAGGCGATAAGACTGGCGAATGGTATAAAGCTCTTAAAAAAGTTAAAGACGATAATCCTAAACCAAGCTAATGAAAATAAGAGTTGTTAGAACACAAATGGGTGTTGATGCAACAAATGGTCTTGTATTTATTGATGATGTGTTCGAGTGTTATTCGCTTGAAGATGAAATAAGAGAAGTCAAAGTATATGGCGAAACTGCAATTCCGGAAGGAACTTACCCAATAGAATATCGTAAAGAGGGTGGATTCCACCAAAGGTATAAAGTTAGATACGGAAAAGACCATTTTGGAATGCTTGAAATAAAAGAAATACCAAACTTTAAGTGGGTGCTTTTTCATAGTGGGAATACCGACGAAAATTCGGCAGGCTGTATTCTTCTTGGCGATACTCAGCAAGATCTAGATATGTCTAAGGACGGATTTATTGGATCTAGTCGTAATGCCTATAAAAAATTCTACGATAAAGTTGCTAAAGCTATGAACGACGGCGAGAAAGTCGAAGTCGAAATATCAACAATCAAATTTGGTAAAGAAATATCAAACAAAGCGACTGATGATGTTGTTTTGGTTTCTTCTGTAATGGCGAAACTTGGACAAATATCCGGCGACATAAAAACAATTAAAGCGAGTTTAAAGAATAGAAATATTATTTAGGAGCTTACATAAAAATACATTGTCCGAAATGCAAAAGGGATCTGCTTTACGTTTCAACAAATCAATCTTTTATTTGTGGAAATAAATTGTGCAAAGATTATAACCGGAAGCAATTAGGTGGTATTATCAATGACAACACACAAAAGGAGTGAAGTGTTTAACAAAGAGTGGGCTACAAAAGTAGCCATTAGAACATTAAGAACTTTTATCCAAGCGTTTTTAGGAGTATTAATTGCAAGCGGTACAGGTCTAATGGAAGTTGATGTATTACAAAATGCTTTAGTATCTGGTATGGTTGCTGGTATTACTGCTTTACAAAACGGCTTAGAAGAGTGGCAACCGGTTAATAAAGGATAAAGTGAAAGCAACAGTTAATCTAAATCAAATATTGCAGGGCGGTCTAGCTGGTCTAGTTGCTTGGTTATTTAAAACTGTAAACGATATGCAACAAGAAGTTGCAACTCTTAAAGCACAAGTATTAGCATATCAAGATTCTATTGCTGGATTTAATCAAAATTTAATGGTAATAGAAGAAGTTATAAGAGAAATATTATTTAAGGTTGGTGGCTAATGGATTGTTGCGGATCTGGTTGTTGCAACGGAGGATAAGTTGCTTGATAAACTTAGGAAGAATATTCCTCTCATTATTGGTGGGGCTACTATCGTTGGTGGTCTTATTGGCGGTATCAACACTGCTGGTCGAATGGTTGATACGCTTACTACTATCGACGCTAGAGTTTCTAACCTAGAAGAATTAGTTGCTGATAATGAAATAAATAATCAAATAGCTATTTTGTATGAAAAAATTTATCAATTAGAGCAAGTTGCTTATAACGCAGAATATTTAGAAGAAAGAGTCGCGTATTTAGACGCTAATTATCAAAATTTAGAACAAGAAGTAAGAGATCTAGAGTGGAAAGTTGATGACTTCCAAAATAGATATATCTCTGACTTGAATAATCCTAGTCAAGATTCACAGGAATATTCTTTAATGAAATGGGAATGGCAAGATTTATTAAAACAAGTAGAACGAGTTAAAACTCAACAAGATTTAATTAACCAAGATTGGTGGAAAGTTGAGGATAATACACTACAAATTCAAAACTTATGGCAACAAAGTCATAATCACTAGGAGGTTTTTATGGAAACAGTATTTATGGGGATCGTATCTTTGTATTTTTTAGTACGTTTGATATGGTTTATAGTTAACAAAATGGATAAATTTGAAAGAGATATTTTAAATTTAAAAGAATGGGATTGGTTAGACTAATGGGCGTTTGTGAAAGCAATTGTGCATACAATTGTATTTGTGATGATGTGTAAAATATATCATAAAGAAGACGGATCTTTTGTGCAAATATGCAATTGCAAATATGGGAGTAGTCATTGTGTCCAACAATAACGGATATACGCAAAAGGATATGCTTGAAATGGTAATGAAAGACATTGAAAAACTTTTTGAAAAGTTAGACCAAATACAAAAAGATTTAGCAACAAGACCAACAAGACAAGAAATATACGGCTGGATTATTGCAGGTATATCTATTGCAACTTTAATTACTGTATTAATGTAAAAAGCTAGATGTGGACGGGAAGTTCACACCTAGCTAATTACTATAGTTATTTAATAAAGAAATCAAATTATGGATAATTTGAAGTATTTATTATTTCTATATTATCCAAACTTAATTTTTAAAAGTGAGATTTATTTAATTTATCGCTATACTTGGCATAACAGGTCTGCGTATTGACAGATGAATTAAGAAAATTAGTTGCTAATAAGCAAGAGATCCCACACAATGAGGATTTAGGTAATAATTACTATCCAAGTGGGTGGAAGCCCCAAGTTTCTTATGATAACAAGAGCAAAAATGCTAATGTCACTGCCGTTGTAAGAGATAAAGATACTACTTTTGATACAATATTAAGACATAACGGCTTCGATCCTAATGAATACGAAGTAGTAAATGACACAGTTAAATACTCTACTTGGCAAACACAATTAAAAGGTGGTGAAGTAGCAGATCTATACGCTTATAAGTTTGAAGTAAGGAAGATTAATCCACATCACGATATTTACTACAAAACATTATTAAAAGAAATCAAAGCTAAAAAACCCTTAAAGAAAAAAACAATTAAGGGTAATAATGCATTTTTATATTTAATGGCGGACTGGCAAATAGGAAAAAAGGATTATGGAACTTTAAATACTATACAACTAATTAAAGATTCTATTGAACAATCTAAGAAAAGAATAAAAACCCTAAATAATACCGGTGTCGAAATAGATGAGATTTATATTATTGGTCTTGGGGATCTTATAGAAAATTGTTTTGGCTTCTTTCCGCAACAAGCTTTCAATGTTGAATTGAATAGATCTGAACAAGCTCACTTGACTAGAAAAATGATTTTAGAAATAGTTGATAGTTTTTTACCATTAGCAAATCGTATATATTTAGGGG